GTCGTTGCGACGCAGTAGTTGGTGCTGAAAAGGAAACAGAGCCAGTAGCGTTGCTCCATGTTGAGCTCGAACCTGTCGCAGATGTAGGCAATCGTTTCCACTTGCGGGTCGATGTCAAGAGCACAGCTGCTGTCATAATGGTACCTGATGTATTCGTTCGTCTTGTTCATAGCTCTACAATCTTCATCGGTTCAAGAATTGCGCAGTTATTGATGCCTAATCTTGCGCGAGACGCAATATCACGGGTTGATACAATAAAATCCCCGTTGTCGGCATGAAACCGCCAGAGAGGCCTTAATTCGTTCCTTACAGCGCACATTCTGCCGTCAGCGTTGAGATAAACGGCAGCTATGGTCGCTCCCTCATCGCAATAGAGGAACGGGTTGCCCTGCTCTAGTCCGAGCAACAGCAACTCTCCGTCGTTGGCTGTGTTGAGATGCACTCCGAACCGCTTCTCCATGCTTTCCTTAGTCCCCATGTCTATTGTGCCGTTGAAAGCCATTGCCGACCTGCCGTGAATGATTGGCTGATTGTTCGCCATAACCTTGAAGTCGCCTGATGTGCTGTAACGATTATGCCAGATTATTTTGTTGGGCAACGGGTCTGGAATGGCTTCTGTCACATCCCTGAAATCAGTGCTCTTGACTACAGCGAGCCTGCCCTCTGTGGGATATGCTATGCCGAAAGCGTGAACTCCGCGAACGCATGACTGCCTGCACAGCTCAACGAACAGACGCCTGTCTGCTCCATTCCCCGAATACGCCACTATTCCGCACACGTCACTCCAAGCTCATCTAACGGGTAGATAATCTTCTCAATCTTCTCCAGTCCGAGCATGCTTGCCACCAGCTCGCTCTGCTCTTTCGGGAACACGATGATTACACGCTCCATCGGTGTCTTGTCGTCACCCGTTATCTTGGGCAGGCTGTCTGGGTCAAGGTCTATGCCTTGAAGCTCGTCAGGCAGGCTGTCCTCGTTAGGCAGCGGCTCGCTAGGCATCACGCCATCGGAACCGCCGTTGTTCCTGGCAGAAGAACTGCCACCGAACACAGCAGCGTCAGGTGCCCATACGTCAAGACCCCATGAGTTGAGGTCAACGGAGTCCCATTGGTTGGCTAGAGCGTCATAGTCCCAGTCTCCGTATGCGACATTGTCCTTGATGATGAACTCCTTCTTCTCCGCGTCCGACAGTTCCGACGCCTTGATTACTGGGACGGTCGGGTTGTCTTTCCATGCCAGCCAGTAGCTGACCAGTGTCTCCTGTTCTCCTTTCGTTTTCTTCCGCACGTCGGGTATGCCGTAAATCCTTGATGTCAGCTCGTCGTCGTTCATGTCGGCAATTGCGATGAGCGCACGGTAGCGCATGTTACCGCCAAGAGCGACATTGGTGTCGTCAACGACGATAGGACGCAACTCCAGCATCTTGGGCAGTGCCAGCAGGGAGTTAATCAGCTTCTGGAACTTCGAGTCCGTTATTGTCCTCGGATTCGCGTTGTTGATTGACACCTGCGTAAGCTTCACTTTAGTTGTATTCATTCTTTCCGTTTTTTTTGTTATTGGTTAATGTTAATATTGTTCCATTCCCATGCCTTGTCCTGCTGGTACTGACCGAACAGTCCCCAACGGCACATAGAGGCGAAAATCGGCTTGTCAAGGCCGTACCGCTCCCTCAGTTCCACTGGATGCACTTTCTTGGTGCCTTCTTCAAAGATGTTGCCGACAGCGTCGGTGACGCAATAGTCGATGTCGGTCTTGCCTATGCAACAGGCAATCTTCGTGAACACGTCAACACCATACTCCTTGGCGTACCTCACAGCCAGTTCCCTCGCATAGAGGTTGAGCGTCAAGTCAGCCTTGGACGCGTCCTTTGTCCATGGACAGCCGCCGCCGATACGGCAGTTGCCTCCGTAGAAATCGACAGCCAGCTTGCGCCCAGTAGTTCCGCAGTCGGCAAGGGTGCTGTGTATGACATACCTGCCGGTGCCGTTGATGATGAGCTTGTAGCCGCCGCCTGGGAACAGTTCCCTCACGAGCCGTTCCACCTTATCCTTGCCTGTGTCTTCCTGCAACGGTATGGCGACAATGACCTTCTCTAGTTTCTCACCGTCCATGACGACCTGCGTCTTTATGTCGATGCCTCCCAGTCCGCTGTCGAACAGCTTCCGGCAGAGCGTCTGCGCGTAGTAATGGTCGAGCGGCATTCCGCAGGACTTATCGCAGGCTGTGGCATGACCGAAGAATATGCCTTGGTCGCCCCACCCTGATAGGCCTCTGGCAATGTCGGTGCTCTGGTGCTTGATGTAGGTGTGCACCCTGATGAGCGACGGACAGACGGTGTTGCCGATGCCCCACTGGTTGGAGTAGCCGTCTGTGTAGCCAATCTCGCGCAAGGCCTCCATGACGAACTCTCGGTAGCTGTCGTAAGAGAAGCGAGCGGTGCTGACCGCCTCTCCTGCAAGCGACACTTGGTTGTTCTTGATTTGCACTTCGACAGCGTACCTTGCCAACGGGTCGTGCTCGATGTAGCGGTCTAGTATGTATTGCGATATGTAGTCGGCAACCTTGTCAGGGTGTCCGAGCGAGACGTATTCGGAAAATTGCTTCATGGCTGGAAATCGTGTTTATATTATAATCACTGCAATATTAATCAAAATATTTACAATATAATCACTTTTTAGCCAATTTTTTGTCGTTTTCGGGGTCATATCCGCCAAAAACAGCGGTTTTTATCAGTTCAAGCGTTGCAGAGCCGTACAGACTGTCGGGTGTTGTGCGGAACACTCTCCAGCCCATCAGCGTTGCTATGTTATACTTCTGCATGTCGCCGAGGAAGCCGGCAGGACGGGTGTGCCGGCCTTGGATATAGACGCCTCCCTCCACTTCCAGCGCAATCTTATGCTCGGGTATGGCATAGTCGAACCGCCACTTCCTCTTAGGGTGGAACTGGTACTCCTTGACGCATTCCACCCTAAAATCGCTCCTGCACAGTGCGGTGAACAGGTCGTGGCGGTTTGCCGTTCCCGTTGCCTTAGATGTCTTCTTTCCTTTCCTCATGATGACTGCCAAGGCAGGGCACTCCAGCGTCTAGCATCTGTGCCCTGCCGTTGATTGTAGTTTATGCCGTTGCCTGGCGGTCGTCAGAACGGCAGTTCGTCTTCGTCCTCTACAGCCATTACAGCGTCAATCATCCCTGTGACGCTCATCTGCTGTTGCTGTTTCTCTATCGGGTGCATGCCGCCCAGTATCGGCACCGCCTTGCGCTCCTCTTCGCTCATGCTCTCCCTCAGCTCCTTCGCCAAGTCAGGCTTGATGCAGTGGGTGTCGCTGAACTTCGGCTCGCGCAGCTCAATTGCCGTGGTGTTGAGATAGCACCCCTTCTCGCCCAGATACAGCCCAGCGTCTTCCACTGGTATGATTAGGCACTTCTTGACCGTTCCGGTCTTCCCCTTTAGGTTTGTCACGAACGCCCCTTTCAGGCGCAAGAGGTCGTGTTTGATGCTGAAATTGCTCATAATATCCCAATGTTCAAATTTATTCCGTTCAGTTTTCAGAGTGACGCGATTAGCTCCGCTTTCGTTGCGAAGACGCTCATTTCGTCAAGCTCGAAGACATAGTTGTCAACGTCCCTGATGATGTACTTGATGCTTTCCTTCTGCCAGCCTATTGTGTCCTCCCTGACTTTCAACGCTTCTATTTTCCCGTTTTTGACCTTGTTGTTGTCTATGAAAAAGACGATGTCCCTAAGGTTGTACTTTGTCTGAATTTCCATTGTTCCCGATGTTTTGTTGTTGTTAAGATTCTTAGTCGTTCAAGTCTCCGTTCGCTCCCATGATGCATAGGGTGAGCAGGAGACAGATGATGAAAAGTTTGAGCATAACCATTCTTATTGCCATGTTTAAAAAAGCGGCTACCGAGTGTGTGCTGATTATTTATTGATTAGCGAACAACAGTTAAAAGTGATTATTTGTGCCACCGCTCGGCAGTCGCTATGCCTGTCAGTCTTCCTTGCCTCTCCTGAGGTTGTCGAAATGCTCCTTCTGCCTGGAGTTAGCTGATGCGAGAGCGAAAGCCACTACACCTACTATGCCGACTACCATTCCCATCAGGAAGCAGATTATTGCCGTTGTCATGATGTTTGTTCCTTTCCTTTACTTGTGATCAGTTCTCTCCATTCCATTTCCCTGTATTCAAGACGGAGCATGACGACGATTTCCCCGTCGTTGCCTATGGTATGGCATACATACCCCGTCTGGACTAGGTCGAGCACGTCGTGGTGCTGGAACTGCAGCCCCAGCTGTTCGTATGTGAGCTGCTTATTCGGAGCGTTGTATAGCATCCCGACTATTTTCCCGTGCTTTCTCATACTTCATCCTCCTTTCTGTCCTCTTGGTTGCCCCAAGGCAGGAAGTACGACTGCATGACTATCTCCTCTGGTGTTTCGTACACGCACAGCTCATCAATCGTCAGGTTCCCGTCTTTGCCGTTGCACTGGAACGTCAGCGGAACGAGGTAGGTCACATCGTCCAGCGGAGAGCGTTCCATGTACTCCACCTTGTCAAGGTTGACCCATACCGTCTTGCCCTCTGGCGTGCCGTTAGCCGCTGTTAATTTGACAATCTCACTCATTTTTCCCTCCTTTCCCTTATCTCGTCATAGCTCCTGAACTTCTTGGCGAGGTGAGCCATGTAGCCCTCCTCATCGAAGTGGATACCGTTCTCGTGGAGCAGTTCCTTTTCCTTGCCTATCGCCTTGTCCAGGTAGTACCGAGCTATGCAGAGTATCGGCAGCACCTTCTCCTTTTCTCCGCTCATGTCCGCCTCCATGACTTTCTTCACCGAGTAGGCGAGCTGCGCTATAGTTGCCTTGCGGCCTGTTTCTGTCCTTTCCATGTCCTTTCCTTACTTGCTTTTGTTTTTGTCTTAGTCAGTTCCTTTTGAAGCTTGCTGATGCAAGCGGCTTGTTTCTGGAGGTACGGCAGCATCTGCCATGTCCTGCCCTCCTCCGCCAGTTCGAGAATGCGGCTGCCAAGGTCTGCAATGGCTTCCGCTATGTCCCTCAGATGTTCATTTCTTCCCATTGTCCAGCAGTTTGTAAAGTTTGTCACTCATCGCCTTGATGTTGGCGACGTTCCTTGTTATGTCGGTGTAGAGCTCGTCCAGCTTATAGAACTGTTTCGGGTTGCCTTCATTGATGATTGAATCGATGAGCACTGTCAGGTACCTTGTGCTTGATGTCTCCACTTCGATCCGGCATGTCAGCTTGTTTATTTTTGTCTCCTTGCTTTTGTCTGTTTTCGTTTCCATGCTTTTAGTTTTTTTGATGTTCTTTGATTGTCTTTTTTTGTTTAGTTTGTGGGGACTGCCACGGGGTGTGCGCCTGCGTAAAATCATGCTATGCGTTTGTTACCTTCGTTGTGTCCAGTCCTCTGACCGTAACCTGTGTTGTTGGCCACCGCCCCGTGGCTTTCATTTTGTCCCCTTGGCTCCACCTTTTCCCCGAGCGTTCCCCTCACGGGTTCTGACGGGTCGTATGGCAGAAGCCCTGCATATTATTCACCAAAATCAAACTTCGGGTTCTGTCGGTCGTAGATGATTCTCTCGACCCTCTGAATCTCCTCGTCAATGGTGCGCTCGAGCCTGCGGCTCTCCTCCAGCGCAGATGGCGAGCGCGTCTTGAAGTACAGCCTTTGCGCTTCCCTCATCTTCTTCACCGTATCGTAGAATTTCTTTGCGTCCATGTCGATGTCTTTTTTTATTGTTGGATTTCCTTTGATATTTTGCGCCTGCGCTGTTTTCCGTCCCCAGCTTGATAAGTTATCAGCCCTTGACGCGAAAACGCCCAGAACCGCGCTTAAAACTAAAATGGAGGCTCTTCTCCATCGTTAGGCGCGAACGGGAGCTCTGCCTGCAGGAACGCGTCCTGCTCTTTTCTCTTCCGCTGCTCGCTGAGGTGGTTGGAGTTGTCCCATCTGGGTTCCGCTCCGCTGATGAGCGGCGTGTACCGCCCGTTGTTCAGGTTGTACTTGAAGAGAGCCGTTCCGCACTCTCCGAGATGCCTGAACTTGACTTTCTGCACGTGTATCTCGACGGTGTCCTCCAGCCGGTTGCGGTGAACCACTATGCCGAAGTCCGCCTTGTTGTAGAAGTTGGCGGAGCCGCTGATGTCGTAGAGCGTCGGTGCCTCTATCACCCCGTCCTTATTCTTCGGGAGCTTCGTGGGGTGAGCCATGAGTATCACCAGCACGTCCTGCATCTGCGCGAAGTTGGTCAGCTTGTCCAGCAGGGTGCTGATGTAGAGCGTCTCCGAGCGGCTGCCCTGCTCGCTCTCCAGCCTGTTGTACGGGTCTATGACCAGTCCCTTGATGCCGCGCTTTCGGACCAGGAACTTCGCCTTCTCCAGTATGTTGTCAAGCTTGTAGTTGTCTTCTGGGCTGATGAAGAAGAAATCGCGCTCGAGGTGCTCTTTCACCTGCCTGTACTCGCCCAGCGTGAGCCGTTCCTTGCTGAACCGCTTGCCTGTGAACTTCTCAATCAGCTTCGAGGCGTGGTAGGCGAGCGGACTGTTCTCCGGAGAGAAGTACGCCCACCTCCAGCCGTACCTGATGTTCATGCACTCCGCCATCTGGTCAATGAACTCCGACTTTCCGCTGCCAGGTATTCCGGTGACGACGCACAGCCTCTTAGTCTCGAACGAGCAGAGCCGGTCGAAGTCGTCGAAACCTATCGTCAGCCCCCGTTGCATGCCGTTCTCGAACAGAGCGTCGAGCGACGTCTCTATGTCGGAAACGGTGAAGATGCCCTCCAGCCGTATCTCCGGAGCGTCGGTCAGGCATTTCAGCAGGCTCTCCCTGCCGTACTTCTGCAGGTGCTCGTTAGCGTCCTTGCACCCCTCACCGTAGTCAACCACTCGGCATCGCTCCGCCCCGAAACGCCTTATGAGCTCGTCACGCAGGAGCACTCCCTTGGTGTCGGTGTCGCTGGCTATGTAGATGGTCTCCTTGTCGTCGAAGTAGGCCTCTATGTAGTCGTCAAGGTAGGAGAGGTTGGAGTTAGCCCCGTTGGGCACGCTGACGGTGTCCGTCCGTCCGCACTCAATGAACGACAAGGCGTCCATCTCTCCCTCCGTCACGATGCATTCCTTGGTGCCCTTGATGCCGTCGATGTTGTACGGCAGGAGCTCCGCTCCCCGCACCATCCTGAAGCACTTGTCGCCTGTGCGGAACTTGGTGTTGACGAGCTTCCCGTCTCGGTAGTAGTTGAACTGGACGGTGTTCGCCTCCCCGTTCTTCTGCGGCATCCATTCCTTGCCTTCCGTCACCTTCATGGAGCGCAGCGTGGCTTCGCTGATGCCCCTGCCGTTGAACCATCTCATGGCTCTCTCGCCGATTTCTCCGCCCGTTGCCTTGGGCTTCTTGTAGGCAGGCTTCTGCTTCCTTATCGGTGTCGGCTTGTACCAGTACTGCTGTTCCAGCCAATGCCGCTTGTCGTCCCTGCTCTGCTCCTTGGCGCAGCCGCTGTATCCGCAGTAGTGGCAGTGGAACAGACCCGTGTCGAGGTCAACGCTCAGGGAGCGGTCTCGCTGGTCTGTCCTCTGCGCGTGGCATTGGGGACAGAATGCCTTGACCTTGCCGCCGGTCTTCCCGTATGGTATCTCTATGCCGTATTTGCGCCAGTCCATCATAGCCATGTCACTGCAGCCCCCACTGCCCTTGCTCCGCGTTCCAGTAGTATCTCTCCGAAGGCCTTGGCGGTGCCCAGTCCGGTATCGTCACCCTGCCTGTGCCGTAGGTGCGCCTGCCCGTTCCCTGCTCTATGAACTCGCCTGCTCCGAGCTTCCTGCTGTCCTGCGGCCTCTGCTCTGTCCTGTTGTCGTAGTTGCCCTCCATGACCTTGCGCCAGTTGTTGGGGCTCTGCATCAGCCAGTCGAACGAAGCGTGCCAGCCGTGCTGGTTCATGCCGTTGAGGAACTCTGACTTCGCCACCTTCAGGAACAGGTCGGCTACAGCGTCCAGCTGCTCGTCCCTCGTCTTGCCCATCTCCCTGAGCCTTGCCCTGATGTGCTGTTTCCTCGCCTCCGACAATGACTTCACCTTGGGCAACGCCTCGCATGTCCTGTTCCATATACCGACCACCTCCATGTACGGAGGCGCAAAAGAAACTTTTTCTTTTACTCCCGTAAGGGAGATATTTTCTTTTTTATTTATATCAGTATCAGTATCAGTATCAGTATCAGTATCAGTATCAGTATCAGCGATACTTGCGACCTTTTGCGATTTTTGCGATGCGGTTTTCGCATTTGCGACATTTGTGATTTTACCCCATCGTTTCAGGTTTCCGAGCTTCCCTGCTTCCGAGCGTTTCCGGCATATCTCCGCATAACTTGCGTCGTTGTTGTCCATGACCTGCGCTATGAAGCGGAACGCCATTCTCACTGCCGTGTCCTGCATCTCCGGCACCTCCCTGCTGTTGGCCTTGAGGTAGATGGCATCAAGGAGCGACGCCTTCTGCTCGGCGTTGAAGTCGCTGATGAGCTCGTACTGCGACGCGTATAAGATGAAACTGTCCTTGTTCATGCTGTTGTTCAGATTAGGTCGGGAGAAGCCCCCTTAGAGCCATCTGCGCCAACACCGCGCTGGCAGTCCTTTCGTCCTGCCGCCCTTAGGAGCTCCTCCCCAGTTGTTGTCTTGTTAGTTTCCTTACGGGACACCGGCTCCCTGCGCCTGAGGTTGAGTATGAGGTTGCCGACGCGCCTTCTGGCGTCTGCCACCCTAGCCCCGTTGCCTTTCAGCGTCAGGCGGAACGCTTCCAAGTGCCTCACTATCTCGTCACGCTGGTTGTTCGTTATCATTATCATGAGCCGTGCCTCCTTGTTCTCTCTAGGTTTACTTGACGAGGAACCTCCGGCTCCCCTGCGTCTCTGTCATGAACTGCTCCGCTATGTCGGGATAGGCCTGTTGCATAGCCTTGCTGTCAAGCCTTCTCGAAGGCTTCGGGCTCCTCCAAGTGACTATCTGCTTTCCCTCATGGGTCAACGCCTCGGCATCGCCCAAAGCCATCTTCAGCTGGTCTTCCAACGCCTCCTTGCGAGCGTCAAGCACGCTTATCTGCTCTTTCACCTCCCGCAAGTCCATGTAGGCGGAGTAGGCTTCGGCTGTAGCCTCTACAAGCTTGCCCTCCTTGTGGCGGTTGTATTTCATCATCACGTCAGCCACGCTGATTGCTTCCGGCTCTTGTCCGCCGATGACGTTCTCTTTCCAGAACCGCTCCACGTTCTCCACTATCCATGAGTAGAACTCCGGCACCAGCTCTATGTCTCGGTACCCGAACTCACGGCCGCTGCACAGCCAAGCCAGAGAGCCGTGCTCCATGCCTGCCACGCCCAGCTGGTACTGCACCTGCACGAACCAGTGCTCCGGCAAGTCGTCGGGGTCTATCGCCATCTGTGTAGTCTTGCACTCCAGGATGCCCTTGTTGTCCTTGCCCTTGCGCCCGTCAAGCCAGTAGGTGCGGTCTGGGCTGACCTGCAGGAACGGACGCTCGTCGTCACGTATCAGCCAGTCGGTGGCGGAACGCTTGATGATGTCCCTGCCGGTCTCGTCATGCCAGAAACGCGCCACAGCGTCCTCCAAGTAGTGCCCTGCCTTCATGGCGAAGCTCTCCGCCTTGGGAGCGTCAAGACCAGTCTTCCTGCGCCACAGCTGGTAAGGCGTCTCCCAGCGGTTCAGTCCCAGTATGGTCGCCACCTCCGACGACCCTATTCCCTTTTTCCTCTCCTGCAGCCATTCCTCATGGCCTGCAGGCCTGATGATTGTGTTGCTCATTACGTTTGTCTCCTTTCTTGTCTTTTATGCTGTTTGTTCATTTTCCTTGGCGGTGCTCTCGGTTGTTTCCTTTGTCTCAGAGGCGTTTTCTTCCGTTGCCTGTAATGTCGTGCCTGCCGTTTCCGTCTTGCCCGTCATGGCTCGTTTCATGGCTTCCTCCGCCTTCTTCCTCGCCTCCTCCGCTATCTTTCCGCTGTCGGCCTTGTTCTGCCTGAATGTCTCCTGCACCGTCGTGGTGCCCTCTTTCAGCGCGTTGGCGAGCCCTCGCAGCTCGAACACTCGCTCGCTGTCTATCTGTTCCACCGTCTTCACTCCGCAGTACTGGAGCAGCTCCTGCTGGCTCACGCCTATCTTGGCGAAGTAGTCCACCATGCGCTGCCGCCTCGTCTCCAGGTCTATCGCCTGCCCTAGAGCCACTTGCCGTATCTCCTCCACCACTCGCTTGGTCACCGCCTTGGGAACGACTTTCAGCACAGCGTTGCGGAACGCTATCGCGCTGGCTGCGTTGCCCGTCACCACCTGCATGTCCTCGCTGTACGTCCTGCCCTTCTTGTCGGTGATGCGACGCTTGACCTCGACGCTGACAGCGAGGTTGCTCTCCAAGTCGTGGCACACGCCCTGAACGGTGATTGTCCTACCGTCGTTGCCCACGATGCGCGTCTGCACCCTGAGGTTGCCCCATGCCGAGGCGATGATTTCAGCGAACCTGACGCTAAGCCCCTCGATGATGGTCGTGTCGCGCCGCAATGCGTAGAAGCAGTCTTCTGCCGTTTCCTCGTCCATTGTCCCGAACGTCTTGATTTGGTTGAGCACCTTGGAGAGGTCTCTAGGGTACTGCTTCGCTGTCGCTACCTGAATGTCAACCTCCGCACGGTTGATTGCGTTAAGCATGTCTGCTTGGTTTACTGAGATGATTTCCATTTTGTCTGTCTGTTTTTTTGTGCCCTCTTACCGCTTCGGGCATTGCGTCTTGTTCTGTTTTGTATTAACTGCCCCCTTGAGGTAGATGTAGGTGTCAGCAAGGCTCTCCGCCCTCTCCACCGTCATTACCTTGCGGCGGCACATCCAGTCCTCCAGCTCCTCCTTGCGGAAGTAGAGCCTGCGCTGGAGCTTGTAGTGGGGAACGCGCTTCTCGGAGGTCATCCTGTAGAGGTGCCCTCTGGATATTCCGGTGTACGTCACCGCCTCCTCGAACGTGAGCACGTTCTTCGACGCTATCAGCGTGTTGCGCTCGATAGAGTCCAGTCTCTGCATAATCATCTCGGTGTCGGTCATGGCATGTCCTCCTCCCTTACCTCCGGCCGCCAGCCGCGCTC